CCCGACTCTCTGAGCTATTTAACATCGCGAAGATCGTCGAGAACTGGGCAGCTTCTATTAAACACAAGACACTCGCCGCCCTTAAAAACGGCGAGCAACTCGACGGACTAAAGCTGCGGTCGATGGGACGCATCCGAAAAATCTCTGACAATGCTACTTTTGTAAAAATTGCAGATAAACATGGAATTGATCTGGACACGCTGCTAGACCAAGTTAACTTTCCCCTCGCGAAGGTCGCCAAAAAAGTGGCCCCTTCGGACAAACAAACTTTCCTCGATGCTTGCGAAGATGCAGGAATCGTAGAAACATCTGACGAGCGGCACAGTGTCGCGACTCAATAAACCAAAACAAAAATAACTGATATTATGGCTAACACCAAAAACCAAGAAGTCGTTGCAACCGAGACCAACACCGGTCTTTCGGCCAACGTAAGCGGAATCGAAATCGACATAGAGGACATCGAGATCCCACGCATCAACGTCATCCAAAAGATGTCTCAATCCGACGCACCTGTCGGGTCGATCCTTTTCGACAAGATGTATGAAATCGGGCCACCGGAAGTTCCAGTTAAGACTGTTGTTGTCGCAGCCCAAAAAGGGTGGCGGGAGAACATCCCGTTTGACGAGGAAGACATCCCCCGCATCGCTTGGTCCCGCGAGCAATCCGACGCAATCAAGTTAGAGTCTGAGTGGGACATGACGGAGTTTGCGGAGATCACCCTCCTCATGCGCCAACCCGATGATGAGGATGACGATGCGTTCCAACTGCCCATCGGAGACCACAGCTATGCATTGGGTAAGATTAACGTGGGTAAGAACGCATACCGTTCTACTTACAAGCGTCTTGCTACCTTCGCTGCGTTCCAGTCTGGAATTCCAATCTACAGTAAGGTCTGGAACTTCATGTCAGAAGAACTCACGAAGGGCAAATACACTTGGTTCAATCCTAGCCTCACGGTTACAAAGGAAGAGACCAATAAAGACGTTATCGCATTCGTTAAAAACTTTCTCAGAGCCTAGTTATGACTAACGAAGAGAAAGAACAAAAAACCCGCGATCTCCTCCTCGAAGAGATCGAGATGCTCGACGGCATGATCGCTGAAGTCGAGGATCAGCTCTCCCAAGTCGGAGCCAACTTGCGAAAGTTGAGGGTAGTTCGCGAAGCACTCCATCACGTCACGGGAGAGCAGACCGAATTAGACTTGGAATCTGAATAGTAGTAACCAAGCCTGCCTTGGCGTCATCGTTTCGGATTGAATCCGAGACTCCAAGGTAGGCTTTTTTCTGCCCACAAATAAATAAATATGATTACATACGCCTTAGACTTTGAAACCTACTACGACAAGAACTGCTCAATCCGGCATCTCGGCCCCTTAGGTTACTTCTCCCATTACGATTTCGACGCTTACATGGTTAGCGTCGTCGGCGACGACGGATACGAGTTCGTCGGCCACCCCAAAGATTTTGACTGGCCGTTGCTAGAAGGACATATCGTCCTGAGCCATAACGCCAGCTTTGATGAAACCCTTTACCTGTATGGTGTAACCCAGAAATGGTGGCCGAAGGTTGAACCAGCCGAGTGGCACTGCACCGCAGACATGGTGGCCGCTTGCGGGTTACCCCGTTCACTAAAGAACTCAACTGCCGAGGCATTTGATATGGAGATCTCCAAATCCACTCGCGACAACATGTCCGGCAAGACGTGGGAGGGGATGACTAAAGAGTTCCAGAAGGAAGTAGAGGAGTATGCCCTCAAGGACTCTGTTCTCTGTCTCCGCCTGTGGAAGGCTTACGAGTCTAAGTGGTCTCAGTTTGAGCGGGACATCAGCCTCACGAATCGTCGCCTCGTCCAGAGAGGAATCCCAATTGATATCGAAGCTCTACAGAGAGCCAAAGAGACAATCAACGAGCTTCTCTTTGAGACCGAGAAAGCAATTCCTTGGGGTGACGACAAGCCCCTACTCAGTCGAAAGGCATTTGATGAACACTGCATCAAGATGGGGATCGAGCCTCCCGCCTCGCTGGCTAGAACTGATGTAGATGCCCAGAGGTGGATTCGCGCTCACGGTCATAAATACAAATGGATCGAGGCCGTCACAAACTGGCGGAGAATCAACACCATCAAGAAGAAGCTCGATAGCTTTGATTATGCGACGATGCCCGACGACCGATACTACGGCGGCATCATGTATTTCGGGGGACACACTGGACGCTTTAGCGGCAGCGGCGGAAACCTGAACCTCCAGAACCTACCGAGAGAGGGGATGTTCGGAGTCAATATGCGTAACCTGATTACCGCACCTGAAGGTAAGAGGCTGGTTGTCGTGGATCTCTCGCAGATCGAAGTCCGCACCCTTTGCTGGCTTTCGGGCGACCGCGCTACAATGGACGCAATCGAAGCGTCAGACGACATCTACGAAGCCTTTGCTATCCAGTTCGGCTTGTGGTCTAAGGACAAAGGAGTCCTGAAGAAGGAAGACGGAAAGCTGCGCCACAAAGTTAAGGCTCTTGTCTTAGGCTGCGGCTACGGCGCGGGTGCCAATCGTTTTGCCGAGATGTATGACATGTCTCTTACTGAGGCCCGAGCCGCTGTTGACCTCTACCGTAAGAAGCTGTTCAAGGTTCCCCGATACTGGAGGAAGCTGGACAGGGAAGTTGATAAATCGCATGACGCTGGTCGTCTGTCCCTAACGCTTCCATCAGGCAGATCTCTAAATTACGGCAACCTCCGCAAGACGCTGGCCCAAGGACGAATTCAGTTCGTCTCCAGCATCAACCGGAATGGTCAGAAAAGGATCATGAAACTATGGGGCGGAGTCCTAGCGGAGAACCTCTCACAGGCTTTGGCCAGAGATATTTTCAGTTTCATGATGTTAGAGATCGACAAGGCTGGCATAGACATTATCTTCCACGTTCATGATGAAGTAATCTGCGAGTGTGATGAAGATAAAGCCGAAGAAACCCTACAAAAAATTACCCAAATCATGTCCACTCCCCCTGAGTGGATTCCCGATATTCCTCTGGATGCAGAAGGAGAAATCCTAACACAATACAAAAAATAACATGACCTACAGATATTTGCGTAACCTACGCGACAGTAAAGCAGAGAAGTCGAGTAAAATCCACGGACTTCAACTTTCGAAACCGAAGTTTAAGAGTAAAGCAGACTACCGAGAGTGGTGCAGTAAGGCCACTACCGACCACGTTTTCTATTCTTGTGTCGAAGGGCGCGCCCCCTCCAAGCGAGTCAGTAATGATAACCCTGTCCATAAGATCCACGGGGTAGTGGCTGACTATGACTCCCCCATTGAATGGGTGAGCTTTGAAGATAAACTAGAGAAAGCGTGTTTTTCTAGCCCCGCCCCTACGTGGGCGAGTCGGACTGAGAGTGGTTACCTGCGGCTAGTTTGGGAGTTTGATTCTCTCTTACCCATTGACCCGCCTATGTATGAGTCATTCATGAAGTATATGAACAAGGCTCTTAAAATGGACAAGCTATTTGCAGGCTTCGACAATACTTCTTTGCGGCCTAATCAGTATTTCGAACTCGGGGAGGACTGGGTTAAAACCGGAGAGCAGGTTACCACTGAAGTGATCCACGCTTGCCTATCGAAGGCCGTGTCATCGAAGCCGCCAGAGTCTACCGATACGTCCATACCTTTAGACGTAGTCTCATCTGAAGTTGAATCCCGTTTCCCGAATCGCTGGTTCGGTGAATTTGAAGTGGGGGCCAGAGGACCACTCTTCTGGATTGACGATGGCATTAACAGAGACGGCTGTCAGGTCGTAGAAGATGGCATTGTTTGTTATTCAGACAGAGCGGGTAAGGGGTTCATGAGCTGGGCCGATATATTCGGGAGCGCCTTCGTCAAAGACTACGAGACCAAGAAGCTGGCCAACCTACTTGATGAGTATTGGTTCAACGGTAAGTGCTTCTATAAGCTCTTATATGGGAACGCTGTTTCGATTCCGAAAGACCAGCTTCTTCTAGAACTCCGTCAGGCGGGTTTCTCTGTCAGGGTCAGGCGGGGCAGGGCGATCAGCGAAGTGGAGGAGGCTGTCCTGACGATCAGTAACAACAACCGCATCGATGACATCGCTCCGGTTATATTCTCAAAGGAGCGGATCGTGTCCTACAACGCTAGCCGGATTCTCAACTGCTCCAATCTGGTTCCGGTTGATCCTGACTCAGAGGGTGATCCTGCCAAGTGGCCCTTCCTGCACCAATGGCTCAACCAGCTATTCGTAGGCAGTTCGGAAAACTCCGCTTTAGATTATTTTTATTCTTGGATGCAGCGTTTCTACACCGCTGTGCTAGAACGCCAACAGATGCAGGGACAAGCTTTGCTGCTGGTCGGGCCGACAGGTCGCGGGAAGTCGTTACTGTCGAACAAAATTATCAGCGGACTCGTAGGGGGTTTCTCTGATGCGTCTGATTACCTGTCTGGTCAGACGAAGTTCAACAAAGACTTGGGTCGTGTTGCCTCTTGGGTAATTGACGATACGACCTCAGCAGCCAGCTTCCAAGACCAGCGCCGCGCAACTGAACTGCTTAAACGTGCGGTGGCCAATCCGAGAGTCGAGTACATGGCTAAGTATGCGGACGCCATGTCCATACCTTGGACGGGTCGCGTGATCCTGTCGCTTAACATGGACGCGAACTCGCTGTCGGTGATTCCTTCTCTGGACTCCAGTAACCGAGATAAGCTCATGGCCCTGTTGATCAGCGAGAAGTCTACCAAGAGCTTCCCGCCCAACACGCAGCTAGAAGCGACCATCGAGCAAGAGCTTCCGCACTTCGGTAAGTTTCTACTCGACTGGAAGGTTCCTGAAGAAGTTGCGGATGTTGGTCGGTTCGGCGTGAAGAGCTACATCGATTCTACCATCGCGGACGCCGCTTACGATAACAGCAGCCGTAGTTCTATTGCTGAACTGGTTGAGTTCTTTTCTAAGAGATGCCGAGAGATCCACCCTGACATGGGTAAGTGGTGGGGGACTCTGACCGAGTTTCAGGTTCAGATCCATGAGCTGAACAACGGTCGGGATGTAGGTTCCTCTCGTAATCTGGAGTTCTGCCGTCGTGGCATGATCACTCTGGAAGAAGGAAGTCGGGTCAATAAGAACATCAGGCCCGTTACTTCCGAGGGTCGTGGGGGCGGAAAAGTCTGGAGCATTGACCTCGCCGAGATTTACGATATAGGTTATAAAGCGAATGACGGACGAAGATCTTCAGATCAAGAGGCAGGAACTTTGCGGTGAATTCTGGCTCGACCTCCGCCGAGAACTTGAAAAAATTGGGGGCGATCCTGCCATCATAGACGCCTATATGGATGCACCTCTTAGTGCCTTTGTCGATCTGGTCGCCCCCAACGGAATAAGGCCCGTCTTCAAAAAGGAGGGCCATATCCACCGCCACCGATCACCGCCGGACGAGGAGTGACTCAAAAGCGTCTGGCCTTCTCGTCTTCTTGATCTCGATGTTGTATCCATCGGACTTGAATCGGAATCCATCTGAGTCGCACTCGCCCTTCTTATTGAGCCTGTTCTTGTGGATGATGGACTTCTTCGGGGACCACCCGCAGAGCCAGACCTCTCTGAGGGTCTCGTGAACGCGCATGAAGAAATACACGTCGGCTTCAAACTTACTAAATTTTGTTCGCACTACTGAAGCGTTGTAGTTCAGTCTCGGCCTCGACGTGCATTTCTTAGCCTTCACATCGACCTTGAGTCCTTTGTATTCGTAGTCGTGCGTATACGATTTATCTCCAACGTAGTTGAACTTCTTGAAGGTTTTCTCAAAGGCAACCTCCCCTAAAAATCCTGTCATGTTCCCCTTCCCGTTCGTGAAGGATGTCTTGAGGTTGCCCAGTGCTTCAGATCTTCTGAAGGCTTCGGCGACGTCGTCTGGCGTTGGTTTGTAGCTTATAAATCGGCTCAAAATTTTCTTTGTGGCGGGTTCCGCTAGACTCATTTGGTCAGCTCGAAAAGAACTTTAATTACGTAAAAGATCGCGACCCCCGAAGTGAGGGCGGCTACGAACTGTATCGACGGTCTGATGGACGGTGGCGGAGTTTTCATTATTTACCTCTAGATTCTAAATCGACTCAGTATTTGCGCTTACGAGCTTTTTTTAGGAGCTTCTTCTTGGAAGACGGTTTAGCGTGGCTGTAACCTCTCTTCTTCATGGAAAGGTGTTGCTCGTAAGTGTTGGCCATGAAGCCCTCACCTTTCGCGTTATACATCGTGTGTGGGGTGAATTTTTTCATTTTAAGCGTTTAAGGATTCGTTCGTAGGCTGGGAAGAAGACCTCGTCGATGCAGCGGATGCAGGCTTCCTCCTGAAAGGATTCACAGAATGAGATACCAGAGATGTGGAAGGAGGCGTGGAGCATCTCATGTCGTAGGGTGGCGATAAAGTCTCCATCAGTCAGGCTAGTATCGAGTTGGATTGTTCTCCGGTCGTGGAAATATTGGCCGTAGCATGAGTCTAAATCAGTCTTCTGGATCTTGATACGCTGACCGGCGATCATGACTGACTTTAGCGATTTCACTTTCTGGATCGGTTTCTCGATTTGCTTAGGGCGCGTAAGTTTCTCCGCGAGTTGTTTCTTGGATTACCGTCTTTGTGGTCAATGTCCTTACCTTTGATCTTTTTACCTAAAAGTTTTTTCATTTTACGGCGAGCTTTATTACGGCTGGACCGACGCTTTCGCTGCTCCGGTGTGCCTTGGTAGTTATCGTATTCTTTACGGTAGTTCCTCATGCTTTAAAGAATTCAGTGATCGCCTGCGCGTACACGTTCGCGAGGAGCGGAGCTTTATATTCAAATAGCACCCACTCCTTCGGGCAGCTCCCGAAGAACGGTTCGCAAATTACGGCTGGTGGGGGGACACTCCGCAAGAACGACACTCCGCGCTGGCCCGAACCTATTGGCTTGGCACCGCGACTGGTCTGGACCTTGAAGGTGTCTCCTTGAGATTTAAGGAAGCAATTCGCCAGACGCTTCCCCTCCTTGCTCCCATCGTAATAGAGGTATTCGTATCCCGCAGCCCGTGAGCTTGAGTAGCTGTTGAAGTGCAGCTCAATCGCGATGTCACACTTCTCTTTCTGGATATTCTGCGCGAGCCAGTCCATCGCCGCGCCGTAGCTCTCTGCCGGATAGTCGTCGAATACGACCGACTGGTATCCCTGATGTCTTAAATTGGCCTTCAGAAGATCGGCGACTTTTTTGTTGTAGTCCCATTCATCGACCCCGCCGACAGAGCGGGCGCCCTTGTCTCCAATCCGGCTGTGGCCGACGCAAATAGCGACCTTCTTGAGCTTCTTCCGCTGCTTCTTCTTCGCAGCTTTAGCCACTTTGTAGGCGGTCACCCAGCTCAGGATCTTATCAAGTATTTCGCTCAGTCTCATTTCCCGATAATAATAGCGCGGCGGTAGCTGTAGTCACTGTGAAACTTCTGGCCGTCACCCACAAAGATTCCCTCCTTAAACTGATATTCAGCACCCTCAATCAGAGTTACTGTCGGTGGATCGTAGAGCGCACTTCTGTTCAAAGCGGAGGCGTCTTGATAACCGCTCGATACGCAGCTTGGCAGCAGGACTGCCGTCAGCAGCGAGGTCGTCAATTTCGTCTTCCAGTTCATAAATGTATATTCTTCTTTTCCAGTTAAGCGTAGCTACGTATGCCTTGATTAGCTCAGTGAGCAGCTTAATCATTTCTTTATAGGTTGTCTGTAGTAAATCCCGTCGTCTCTTTTTACAACCTCGTAGCCAGCCGCTTTTTCACCGTCCAACGTTTTCTGAATAGTCTTATGACCCATTCCTTTTAAGAGCCTGCCTGTGTCTTGATTAAAACTAGCTTGGTGTTTAGCCCAATCCTTTTCTTCAGGATGCCACACCCACGCTTCGTGTGCGTAAGTGTCTTGCACTACGTCGGGTTGCTTTTCTGTAGGGTTATCAGGTATTGGTGGTTTAGGTATAATTAGAGGATACTTCTTTTTAAGCATCCGCCCAATAACTTCGTCGTAACCACCTGACTCAGGATCGAACGCAAGCCTAGCCTCGACTTTTTCTGTAAAGGATTCAGGCATAGCTTAATCACTTGTCCTTAGCCTTGAACACGTTGAGGGCAAGCCAGTCAACGATCTTGTAGGCTTTACCGACGAAAGTATTGTCCTTCGGCGTAGGTGTTAGGGCAGCGATAGCGGAAGCGGCTGCGATGACGGCGGTGACGACAGCGAAGATGGCGTCTTTGTTTTCTAGGATGTAGTTCATTTCTTGCGGTTACGGAAGTTATCAATAGCCGTTATAGCGGAAAATACGCCAATAATCAAGCCGAGAAAAGCTGAGATCATCCGAATGCCCATGTCGATGTCGGCAGGTATCGTAGACAGAAACGCTAAAGCCGAGGCGGCGATACCAGAAATTGGGTGTGTGATGTGATGTAACATTAGAGTTCCTCCGCTTCTGGTTTGACGGATAAGTATGTTTGTTCGGAGACCTCTTCGATGGTCCCGTCCGCGAGTGGTGCCTCAAGCATCTGGTCGTCGGTAGCATTGAAACGCCAACAGTCGATGGCGATCATCAGGCCTGATCCGTCAACGGCTTCGGCGAGCTGTTCGACGGGCGGCAAGCCACGTAGAGTTGTCTGATTAG